TTATTCCGTTGTTTTTGTGGTATTTGTGGCAAAATTTGTGGTATTTTCATTCGTTTTTAGTGTGAAAAAAGCATCTACTTTGGACTGATTATGTTGACGCAAATTAGAACTTAGATGACTATAGTATTTCAAGGTTGTATTAATATCATCGTGACCAAGCCTGTCAGCTACATAAATAATATCCATGCCAGCTTCTACGCATAGGCCTGTGTGCGTATGTCGTAGCTTGTGTAATGTCACTGGTTCAGAATTAATTGTATTACATATCTTCTTCAAAGCTTTATTACATGACGCGTTGTCAATGGGCTTATTGTGGTAAGTGATGAATAATAACATCAACGGATTCTGTATATCATGTTCTTTCATATAATCAGTATGCCATGTAAGATAAGACTGTAAATATTGAACAGTAGAGTTATCAATATAAATCACACGTGATTTTTTTGTCTTGGTATCAATGAATGTATTAGTGTACTTATAATCCCACGCTTTATTGACTGTTATAGAACGTTTAGCGAAATTAATATCTTTCTTTGTTAGTGCAATAATTTCTTCGAACCTCATACCTGTTTGCACTGCTAGAAAGATAACTGCTCGTGATATAGAATGAAAATTTGCAAGTTCTTCTAATAGTAAATGAACCTTGTCGGTTTCCATAAATTGTGCTTTTGTTTTTGCCACATCATGTCCGCTTATATGAGCGCCTATGGCTGGGTTTTTCTTCATGTAGCCTAAATGGACAGCTTTATTAAAAATCGCTCTAATTTTGCGGTGCCGGGTGTCTACAGTGGATATTGCATAGTCTACAGATAAATGATTAATAAATTGTTGATACTGCACAGCATCTATGGAATTAAGTTTTCTTTTTTCGCCAAAATAATCAACAAATTGATTATAAGCTAAGTCATATAAATTAATTGTTGATTGACTACTTTTACCTTCTTTAAAAGTTTTCATGAATAATTCGTAAAACTCTTTGAATTTCCACTCTTTTAAAGAACTACTATCATGTTCAGCTTGTTTTAATAATTTAGACGCTTTATACATTAAGTTTGTTTCACTTGTATCTGTCAAACGCTTTTCTTTCCATTCACCGTCGACTTTGATGCGCAAACGAACGGCATATTTTCCATTTTTTAACTTTTTAATTTTCATTAATAGCACCACCTCTTTGATTTGGAACGTATGTTCTTTTGAAGGGTACAGCAAACTATGTTAAAATATATTTGCATACTCCTATGTGTGTATTTGAAAACGCTTATCTCTTGCGGGGAGGGCGTTTTTTTAGTTTGTTAATGTTTTAATTGCATTCGTATAGCTATCATCCAAGGATTCCAATGCAATCTCGAACTGGTTATAATAGTAATCAATATCTTTGGCACCATCGAGTTGCTCGTTTACGTAATCTTCAATTGATGCGAGAGTAGTTATTGCTTCTTTCCAATAATCATATGCTGCGTCAGAATATTTATCAGACTTAACGTCGCTAAGCATTGAGCTCGAATGTTCAGAACTTTCGTCACTTAAATTACTAATTACAGTTAACTCTTGTTTTAAATTACTGCTATCATCATTTTTAATATCATTATTGATAGATGGAATTAAAGTATTTCTTATGCTATTTTGCATATCTTCTATGGCATTTATATTGTTTTTTTTGTTTAATGTTGGAAGGCTTTTTTCGAAATCTTCATCACTTGCAGAACTAGTGTCGTTTACATCATCATAGTTTGTATCCTTATTTTCTCCGTAATAATTTGTATTTGAGGAAGCCTCTTGTTTTTTAGGAGTTTCTTTTTTTGGGGCATCAGTATTAGTAGCAATAAAAACGCCACCTAAAAAGAATAAAAACGATAAGGGGATGACAGCTAACTTAGATATATGTTGATACTTTTTAAAATTCATTTTTCCAGACAATAGTAATAAAAATATATAAATCAATGCCATTGCGATGATCCAAAAAGAAAATATTATGAAAAAATTACTGTCAGAGATATCTGCAACGAAAAGCCATAAAGTATAACTAATGGCTAAAAAAGTTATACCTTTCATTAATTTTTTTGATCTATCATTTTTCTTAATTGCTAATACAAAGAAAACTATACTAACTATCAAACTGGCTAAAAATAACAATCCAAAACTCCACATTTTCATTCTCTCCCTTTATTTAATTTTATCTAAAACTTATAGCATGAGTGCCTAACAGGCTACAATCTGAATACTACTCCTGAAAATAACTATATACCCATTGCATTCTACAACGTTCCCATGCTTACTTTTATAATACTCGATAGAATGTTTTAAAAACTCTTCTGTGACTTCTAAAAAATCTGCAACTTCATAGTATTCTGTGCAACCTTCATAATAAGAATCAATTATTTTTCGCAAAGGTACTAGTGACTCATAGCCCCAATTTCTAGCAAGATTTTCCTGTTTTCTATCATTAACTGTTTCTTGTTTAATAATATTACCAACAGTCAAATGATGATGTCCAACTTCCTCTGCTAATGTACAGCGCATTTCAATATCATTTTGTTGAGGATTTACGAATATTCTACTATTATAGTATAATCCTTTGTGAACCTGCTCCATGTTCTTATCTTCAATGATAGTCAGCTCAGGATATTGCTCTCTGTATTTATCTAACCACATGTGTTCATCTCATTTCTTATTTATATTTTTGCTGAATAAAATCAATATATTCAAGAATTTTTTTCATATCTTCTTCTGTGGCAGCGGGATCAATGTGAGCTGCAAGTGTTGCCGCTTCTTGAGGGATGTCGTTGTCGACATAGGGGTTGTCAGTTCTACCTAAAAGATAATCTGTAGAAACATTGAAATAATCAGCTACTTTTTTTAAACTTTCTCCGTTTGGGATTTTTTTCTTCCAGGAATAAAGTGAATTCCTACCAAATCCCAGTTTTTCTTCTAGTTCAACAATGCTAATTTTTTGTTTCTCGGCTAAAAATTTCACCCTATCAAATGTAGTCATATCATACACCTTTTCATATTGGTTATGAACAATTTAAATTTTAATAAAGAAAATGGTTGACATCTAACTTAAAGTTTAATATACTATGTTCATAAGCTAATTATTTAGCTAAACGAGTCAACGAATAAACCTATAAAATACTCGTTCCCCAACGATTTATGGCTCAATTGTATGCTTATTTAGCTATGTCTAGATTCTACACTAAAGTTTAAAATTTGTCAACATTATGCTAAATAATTAGCTAATAAAGTAGAAAGGAGAATGATGTAATGAAAATACCTAAAAGACCAAACTTTAATAAAAGACCATATCCCTCAAATGAAGAGATTGAAGAATGGCACGATTTCATAACATTCGTATTGACACGTAGTTCGCTTATAGTTTCGATAATTTCATTGATAGTTGTAATTTACAGATCCTGATAAAATAGTCCACTGTTAATCAATGAGAGCGCAGCATATAAGATTATTAAACAAATTATAGAAAGGAGTGATGGAGAGGTGAACAAAAGATATTTAAAAAGAAAAAAAACCAACATTCAACAAATTGAAGTCGGTCTTTACAAAAATTATGAAATTAAAGCTAAGTATGGAGCACCGGAAATTGACCTAAGCAAAGTTAAAAGAATTGTCATAGTCTTCTAAAATAATTCAACGCCTCATCTAAAGCCTCTTGGAAGCCAGGAGTACCAATATTAGAAAAATAATCCCTGATTTCATCTTCGCTTTTGCTTTCTGTTGGGAAATTACCATCTAGTTGAACATCATGAGCTAGATCGCCTAAAGGACTATTTTCGCTAAGGTAATAAGTTATTAAAAAATCATAAAAAGTCATCTCAATCACCTCCAATCAAAAATAATTATATCACGTGAAAACCAAAACAAGAAAGGAGCAAAAACATGTCAGTAGAACATCAGCGTTTTGCGGTTGCAGTATACGCAAAACTAAAAGCAATAAATATGAAACAATCTGATTTAGCAAAAATGTTAGGTATTAGCAATCCTTATTTATCAGATATCATAAACGGCAAAAGAGACGCATCGAAAGTTAGAAAAGAGATTGCGGAAATTTTAGAAATAGATGTTGATTAAAAGAAAGGAGAATAAGAAAATGGGTCGTCCTGTGAAAAATAAAAACAGGCATGTGAATTTCCTGTACGGTGTATGGACGTTAGAAGATTTTGCGCAAGCTAGTTCACGAAGTTATGGATGGTGGTTAGATAACATTAAAGACTTTCCAGAGCTTGCAGAATTTAGTAACTGGGCTACAAAGAATCAACGTGAAGCGTGGGCATTCGATGCAGTAAAAGCAAATGATTGGCTGATTAAAAAATTTGTATATAAGGAGGTCTGAAAATGATTGATGAAGTCGAAATACTACTTGCTGAAATACGAAAATACGACCCAAATTACGTTCCAAAATCGGTTGGAAAATATTTGCTAGTTGAACTTCAATCAAGGCATTTAGATCATCAAATTAAATATAAGAAAATACCCAAGTACAAGCATAGATTCGCGAATTCGATTGAGCGGCATTGGTAAAAGAAAAACCCACAGCTATAAATAGTAAGTTAGAGCTTACTAAAACTGTGAGTTACGAAATAATATTTAAATTAATTATATCACAGATGTGGAGATAAGAGAATGAAAAAATCAATCAAAAAACATGAAAACACATTATTAATTTATCTATTTTGCTTACAAATCGGCATGTTTATATCAGTAATTTACATTTTACTCGGATGGTTCACATTATTTCTGAAATGAGGTTTTAAAATGAAAATATTACGATTTTTCGGGCTCATAAGTATTGATGAGGACGGAAAAGAATACATTGAAAAATCAGACAGAAACACATTGATTTGTTTAGCTTCGACTGTGGTAATCGCTTTTGTAGTAGGTATTGGTGGATTGATATCAAATGGCTGAATTAATAACGATTATTGCATTGATTCTTTTGTTAATGCTACTTGCCAGAGGTGATAGAGAATGAACGTAGAAAATCCGCTAATAGTAGACGATTATTGGGACGATGGATTTCGACACTGAGGAATGAGGTTCACACATGAAAACAATTGCAAATGAGTATAAAGAATACATTAACGAGCACATTTTAGAGCAAGCAGAAAATGACCAATTCGGAATTCAACAAACTATTTATAAATTTGATAACGATTATGGTGCTAGCGTAATAAAAGAATTTATGGGTCCTGGCGTCGAACTTGCGGTTATTCAATTTATAAATGACAAAAATTGGGAGCTGGAATACAGCACATCTGTAACAAACGATGTTCTTAGAAATTTAACACATGAACAACTGATTGAAAAGCTAGAAGAGATTAAGAATTATGAGTGATAAAGAGAGGTGCAGGCGTGAATAACGAACCGGAAGACATAAGTTATCCGAATAACAAAGAACAGAAAGAGTATTACTTTATGAAATGTCATATCTGCGGAGAAAAGATTTTGGGCAGAGAAACAATAACATATGAATATGCTGGTCAAGTTGAAGCTGTGCATGAGAGTTGTTATTTTAAAGCATCAAGTGAGATTTAGGAGTGAGAACATGACAGAATACGCACTTTATAAAGCAGACGAAGTACTAATAATCGGCACAGTAGACGAACTAGCGGAGTTTCAGAAAGTGAAGCGTGAAACGATTTTGTTTTATGCTACGCCTACGTATCAAAAGAGGACGACTGATAAGGGGTTAAGAGTAATTAGAGTTGATTAGAAAGGATGAAATTTCTTGGGGAAATATTATTGGCACGTGTCAAGGCTTGGTGGGAAACCGACAGAAATTCGACACTATAATCACATTACAAAAATGTATAAATTTATTTTGCGAAATCCTGCTATGTTCAAAGACAAAACTTTAACGATTTATGATCACGCAAAACCAGTTACAAACATGACGTTTAACGAAATTAAGTATAGAGCTAATCTGAATTTACGCGAGACGGTAGAACGAAAGTATGTGCTAGGGCTTAAGCAAAGACTTTTCAAGGAGGATGCGAAAAAATGAAAATTATTCTAAATAAATGTTTTGGTGGATTTGAATTATCACATGTAGCATATTTATATCTTTGCGAAGTAAAAGGAATTGATGTTCACTCTTATTTAGCAGAGAGCAAGGACGATACTTTTCACTTTAAGAAAATAGATAAAAGTTATAAAAAGTCTAATGTATTTGAATGTGTTTGGTATCTTAAAAACGAGTTGCCAAAAATGGAACTAAGTTTAGAAGAAAACTGGGATTTTCTTGAGCACATTGACTTAGACTTCGATGGGGCAAATAGAGCTGATTTAGACTTGATAAGAACTGTTGAGATTTTTGGTGAAGCAGCAAATCCAATTTATTCTAAGTTAACAATAGTAGAAATACCAGATGGGAATGATTTTATTATACATGAAAATGATGGTTTTGAATCTGTGATTTATGGTCTAAACCTTGGCAAAGCGTGAAGAAGGAGGAACAAGCATGACAAAAAAATACGATGAAGGACTTCTGCTAATACTAGAAAGTCACAACGATTATTTTGATACAAAAGAGAAAACTGTAGAAAATGTAAAAGGATGTTTGAAAAGAGCTAATTTAAGTCTACATCCTTATGACTTAGAATATGCTTTAAAACTCAGCGATGTTGTTAGAAATGCAACCTATTCTTATTTTTTAGAAAAGAACACGTACGATGCAACAGAGTTAATACAAGAAGTGAATTCTAGAGAGAAAAATATTGTAAATAATATTTTAAAACAACTTTATTCGGCGGCGGAGGAACAAACATGAATTTCAAAGTAGGAGACAGAGTAGAATTTATTTACAGAAATAAGAAAAGCGTAGGAGAAATAAATGGAGTTTTTCCCGAAACGCAAATATTGGCTATTAAGCAAAGCGATTCTCCGGTAGATTTGTTATTTTCAGATAAAGCTGTAGTAAAAGTTGAAGAACCGGAGTTGGTAGTAGTTCCACAATGCGTAGCTGATTGGATTGAGCAGAAAAAGGCAAACGGAGATCAGTTATACATTGCGATGGACAAAAGCTGGGAGAGCATGAACTACACGGTGAGCGACTGGCTAGAAGAGGGAGAAGACAGATACAACAAATTTGCACGCGCATGGCTTGACGGCTACGAAGTCGAAAAAGAACCGCTTTATTATGTACAACTTATTCAAGGGATATCTGGCTATCTCAATGTACGAAATGACGGAATGCAGTTTTTAAATAGTAGGGGTCAAATTGCTGAGCTTAAAACTAGATTCACAGAAAAAGAAATAAAAGCAATGGATAAAGGTGAAGCATATTGGTTACTTAGGGAACCTGTTAAGGAAGCGGAGGGTGAAGCATGAGAGAGATTGAGTTTTACGGCAACATACACGAAAATCCGGAATTATTGGAGGGAACGGAATGAAACAAGAAGAGTTAGACATCATATTAGAGAATCATGGGAAATGGCTGTTCAACGAAGGTGGCGATAGAGCGGATTTAAGTAATGCAGACTTAAAAAACACAAATTTAAGATTTGCAAATTTAAGACTTGCAGATTTAAGAGGTGCAAATTTAAGTTATGCAGATTTAAATGGTGCAGATTTAAATGGTGCAGATTTAAGAGGTGCAAATTTAAGTTATGCAGATTTAAGTTATGCAGATTTAAATGGTGCAAATTTAAGTTATGCAAATTTAAATTGGATTAATTGGCGGGATGTTGTCAGTCTAACTGTAATAGCTGTACAAATTAATACTACGAGAAAAAACAATCAAATCACGTATATCAAAGAGCTGGAAATCTGGACTACAGGTTGTTTTCAAGGAACTTTAGAAGAACTAAAGACATCTATTGAAAATACGCATAAAGATAATGAAAAGTTAAAAGCTAAGTATTATCGTGTTATTGATTTTATCTTACAGGAGGCGGAGTAGATGAAGACTACTGATATTTATAATTTTAGACAATTGTTCTTTTTAGACAAGTTTTTGGTTGGTCATAAAGGTTTTGCGGCAGGAGGGTGTTTCAAAAACATCTTTAACAACGAGCCGGTAAAAGATATTGATATATTTTTTATAAAACAGGAAGATTTTATTGAAGCTAAAGAACATTTTTTGGATTTAATAAAAAAGGAACCCGACAATTGGAGCAAGTCATATAATAACAAAAACGTATGGGCAATATACTCTATAAAAGACAAGATTAGAATCGAACTAATTAAAAGTGTCTTTGGAACTCCAGAACAAATAATAGATGATTTTGATTTTACGATTACAAAATTTGCATATTATACTGACTATGGAAAAGCTGATGAAGATGATTATCTAGCGCAGTTTGAAGTTATGTACCATGAAGACTATTTTGAGCATCTTCAAACGAAAAAGTTAGTCCTTGATAACGCTATTCCTTTCCCTATATCAACTTTCAATCGCAGCTATAAATATCAAAAATATGGATATGGTCTTTGCAGAGAAAGCAAAATTAAATTGCTTCAATCAATATATGATTTACCTAGTATTGACGCGGAGCAATTAGGACTTTACCTGTACGATGGAAAAGATTGAACTTTTGGAGGTGGCGGAATGAAACATAAAATAGTTCAGGTAGGTTTTCTTGCAGATAAAGGAGAAGAACTTATTAAGCTTCTTGATGACGGATGGAAAATCCTGACAGCTACTTATGTGGGAGATAATATTGAGCAGATGGGTGGGCTTGTACAATACGTACTTCGGAAAGAGGCGGAGGAATGAAGTACCGACAACATGAAACATATTCCTTTCAGTCAAGGCGTTTAAAACGATCTGTAAGAGTGTTACTACTTAAAATATTAAAATGTTTGAAAGAGGTGGCGAAGTGAAGTATAAAATCACATATTTATCTCAAGAAGTGTACGAAGTTGAAGCTGAGAACGAGGAAGAGGCGATACGAATAGCTGAGTTTAACCCTATGTATCGACCAGATGCACATATAAAATTAATTGAAGATGAAAATTTGCTTGATTGCGAATTGATGAAAGAGGTGTCGGAATGAAGAAATTAAACGAACAACAAAAAGCAGAAATGAAAAAATTGGCAGATTTAATTATCGAAAACCCTGATTTACCAGTTGTTACGATGACGGATAACTTTGACGATAAGGGGACTAGCGTTTGGACAGCAGGCTGTTCCTGCGAAGTAAGTATTGATTACATTTATAGTCCTAAACAACGTGATTTGCTTTCAGGTCCTAAAGATGATAGACCATATGTTAAAAGTTTTGATTATTATGAAGCAATAGAAGAAATGAGTGAAAGGATCCATCCTCATGACGACACGAGTAGACCAGAGGAAATTTGGAATAGTCTTGATTGGATAAAAGTCATTTTAGTGTATTCGGGTCAATTAGAAAAAGTAGATGATGTCTATAAAGAACGTTGGGTGGCGGAATGAACGAGGAATGGTTTGAATTTGTGGGATACAGTGAGTCTCAAACGAAATACGTAAACATAGACGACCAATTAAACGAGCTTTCCAAAACACACGAGATTATCGAAGTCCATTTCAGTACGTATTCCTCTTCTGATTGGAACTATCTATCTGGAGGAACTGCTACCGCACTTGTGAAAGCAAGAAAGAGAGAGGTGGCGAAATAATGTGTGAGTATTGCAAGGATGACTCTATGATGAATAACGAGTCTTTGCTGAGTTTTGATGAAGAATATAAAGAAACAGGTGTCGTTAGACTAGACAGCGATGGCAACTTAGGAGTTTTCAGCTACTACGGTTTAACAGCTAGGAATATCAATTACTGTCCAGTTTGTGGAAGGAGTTTGGAGGATGAAGAAAAATGAGTTTTAATAAACGTATCGTATACATGAATAAATACAATCAACGTGTCATGGTCAGAAGTGTAGGTATCGGCGACGAGCACGTCGAAATTACAGAAACAACTAACTCTGCCCTTGCCAAATATTTCACTAACAAGAATCATGCTTTGCGTATGTGCGGTTTAATAGACATAACTTTGGGTGTTAATACTAGGTTAGAAGACCGCAAACAGGTGTATATCATAACAAATGTCAAGAGGGATTGTGACGAATATCTACGAGCTGTCGTGCCGCTTGTTGGTAATTTATCACCTGTAGCAAGTTGGACTAAAGATATAACCGACGCCATAAATTTCACTGATTTCGATAGTATTGCTGTGATGTGTAATTTCGTTGACTCACTTCGCGAAAACGACTATCAACCGAGATGCGGTCATCAGATGTTTTATAAATAGGAGGAACACGAATATGCAATTGGAGGTGAAAAATGACAAAACAAATCATCATTAACGAAGCAAACAGTTTACTTCACAGAAAAAGCAAAGAATTGAGTAAATCAATCATTAAAACACCAAAAGACCTAGAAAGATTCGCGATTGGTTTGGATAAATTATCGCAAGATATGTGGGACTATAAAAACGAATTGGAGGCGATCAAATGAGTATTTTTGCTGGCGATAAGGTAGAGGTGCAGGATAGAACTGGTGTAGCAGAATTATGTGTCGACGGAGAGCAGTTTCATGTTCTGATTAATAATAATGGTTTGCTTACTGTTGAAGATGAAGACGGATTTTCATCCTTTAATATACCAGCAACTCAAGTGAAAAAAGTGAAAGTGGATAGTGATGTTAAATTAATAAATGAGCTATATGACCAATCAGATTCTGTAAATTTATATATATATGATGTTGATAAAGATAAAGCTAAGTTGTTTGTATCTAATGTAAATAAGCCACGATTTGATGAAAGAAACAATGTGAAGTGGTATTCTGCATCAAAAGATAAAATAACCGCAACAGCATTTTTGAAAGGGGATGATTAAAATGTCAACATTATATTCAATTCAAGGGAAATATCAACAGTTGTTAAATCTAGCGGAGCAGCTTGATCCGGAACTATTAAAAGATACACTTGAAAGCATTGATGATGAATTAGAAACGAAAGCAGAGAATGTAGCATTTGTCATTAAAGAACTGGAAGGTCAATCACTTGTTTTAGAAACAGAAACGAAGCGTTTAGCTGAACGGAAAAATACTATTAATAATAATGTGAAGCGACTGAAACAGTCATTATTTGATGCAATGATAACTGCTAAAAAGCAAAAAATTAAAACAAACTTATTCACATTGGATATTCGGAAAAATCCGCCAAGTGTCATTGTAGAAGACGAAAGCAAACTACTGAACTATCTAATCGAACAACCTAAAAAATTAGATAAAACAAAATTAGGCGATGATTTGAAAAAAGGCATTGAGGTACCAGGTGCGAAAATTATTCAAACAGAAAGATTGCAAATAAGATAAGGAGGGATTTGGTTGGAATTTATTCAATCGGAAGAAATGAAGAGGTCAGAGTATTTTAATATTATGATTTATGCCAAACCAGGCGCAGGTAAAACAACTACAATTAAATACTTAAAAGGTAAAACATTAATGTTAGATTGCGATGGCACGTCAAAAGTTTTAAGTGGGTTGCCTGATATCACAATTGCAACATTGAATCCTCGTAATCCCGTGCAAGACATGGCAGATTTTTATGGATATGCAAAAACACACGCGGATGAATACGACAATGTAGTAATTGATAATTTGAGTCATTATCAAAAACTGTGGTTAATGTTCAATGGAAGAAATACTAAATCAGGGCAACCGGAGCTACAACATTATGGGATATTTGATACACATTTAATTGATATGATTTCCGTATTTAATAACTTAGCAAACACAAATATTGTTTATACCGCATGGGAAAATACACGACAAATTCAATTAGAAAGTGGTCAACTTTATAATCAGTTTTTACCGGATATTAGAGAAAAAGTAGTTAATCATGTGATGGGAATTGTTCCAGTAGTTGCGAGATTAATACGAAATCCTGAAACTGGACAACGAGGCTTTCTACTCACAGAGAATAATGGTAATTTTGCAAAAAACCAGTTAGATAATAGAGAATTTGCCTTACAAGAAGACCTATTCAAAATCGGTGATATTGATGCTAAAGCTTAGAGAATATCAACAAGAAATTATAAACGATGTAAAGGGGGCTTTTTTACAGGGATATAATAGACCGTGCGTCGTTGCTCCCTGTGGGTAGGTGCAGGTAAATCGGTTATTTTATCGGAAATAATTCGTATGACAACACATAATAAAAACCATGTTCTTTTCCTAGTCCACAGAAAAGAGTTGATTGACCAAATCAGAAACACACTCATTATGAATGAAGTGGATATGAGTTACGTCAAATTGGGAATGGTTCAAACGATAGTTAGACGTCTAAACAAAACTTCGGAGCCTTCGTTAATCATAATTGATGAAAGTCATCATGTGTTAGCAAATAGCTATAAAAAAATAATTCATCACTTTTCTAAAGCGAAGGTTGTTGGATTTACTGCAACACCCGTAAGAATAAATGGCGGTGGTCTGGGTGATATAAATGACACATTAATCGAAAAAGTTAATGTTAAGTGGTTAATAGAAAATCAGTTTTTAGCATCTTACAAATACTATGCTCCTGAAATTGTTCAAACAGAGTCATTAAATGTTAAACGAACTGGCGAATTTGACATGACAGGTCTTGATGATCAATTCAATAAGAAAATGATTTGGGGGGATGTGATTAAACATTATCAAAAATTAGCTAACGAAGAGCAGGCAATTCTTTATGCTAGTTCGATATATCAAAGCGAAAAAATGGCAGCTAGTTTTAATGCAGTAGGCATTTCATCCGCACATATTGACGGTAAAACACCTAAACTCATTCGAGATGACATCATAAAACGGTTTCGAGAAGGAGAAATAAAGGTCCTTTGCAATCTTGACCTTATAGGTGAAGGCTTCGATGTACCGGATTGCTCTACAGTGATTATGCTAAGACCTACACAATCGTTATCATTGTACATTCAACAATCCATGAGAGGTATGCGTTATAAACATAATAAAACGGCTATCATCATCGACCATGTAGGTAATGTAAAACGTTTCGGTCTGCCAGATATGGAACGAACATGGTCATTAGCACCTCGCAAAGGAAGTAATGCAACAAAAGCAGAGGCACCCGTTAAAATATGCAAAGATTGTTTTATGACAGTTAGCCAGACAGCAAAAAAATGCGAGCATTGTGGACATGAATTCAAAGTGGAAGTAAAACCAACACAAATCGATGAGGGAGCAGAGCTACAAGAAATAACCGAAGCCGTTTTTAAAGTAAATTATAGCAGTCCAGGCGAATGTAAGAATATGAAAGAATTATATGAATATGCAAAAGAACACAATTATAAAAATGGATGGGCATTCCATCAAGGAAAAGCACGAGGATTTATCAAATAAAAAAACGAAAGAAGGAATTTAAAAATGTTTAAAGTAGATCATAATGATGTTTTCACAAATGGAGTAGAAAATGGTACGTATGAGGTTGTTTTATATAATGCAAATGAAGACGCAACTAAAAATGGTGCGGAGTTCATTAATATTGATTTAATTATTCGCAACGATGTAAATCAAAAATTTCAAAATGCACATATCTTTCACAGAGTGTGGAAAGCAAAAGCAACAAATGAATATAGTCAAACGGCATTAAATACAATTGCGAAAGCTATCCAATTACCTAACGGCAAAGATTATAATACATTGGATGAATTATTAAAAGACCTGTTAACTAAGACATGCCAAGTTACTGTGAAAAATGAAGAGTCTGAGTATAATGGTCAAATTTATAAAAATTTAAATGTGAAAGCGTGGGCTGAAAGTAAAATTACTGGACCATTACAACATGTATTTAAAAAGAAAGAAAATGAATTACCACCAGTGGAAATAAACGAGAGTAATCTACCGTTCTAAGCAATGAGAGGAGCGCACAAACGTGTATGAACAAATTCCGGACGAATTAAAAAAATTAAAACAATGGTGCGCTTTTCAACTTGTTTGGGATGAAGAGCGTGGCAAAAACAAAAAAATACCGATGAACGCAAACAACGGTTCATACGGTAATAGTGTAGACGAACGGACATGGGCAGATTTTGAAACTGCCCTTGATTCCCTCGAAAAATATCAATTTGATGGGTTAGGTTTTTACTTTAAGAAACCATATTTCGGTGTGGATATTGATGATATAAAGGATGAAATTGAAGATTACCTTTATGGTAATACAGAAAATATTGCTGGTGAATTTATTCAAACGTTGTCTAGTTACACAGAATACAGTGTGAGCGGGACAGGAATTCATATTATTGCAAAAGGAAGTTTTCCGGAAGGTGGTCGGCGTAAAGGAAACATTGAAATGTACCCGGACGGTCGATTTTTCGTTATGACAGGTCAAGTAATTGATAACTACAGACAAGTCAATGAAGCGACAACGGCAATACAATATTTGCATACGAAATACATTGGGACTAATGAAGTAAGACAAATAAATAATTTACAATCTACAGTTGATTTGCCTGTAAGTGATATTATTCAACGTGCTGAACGAAGCAAACAAGGCGCACAATTTAAAACGCTTTACGATGGATTATGGGATGGACTATATCCCTCACAATCCGAAGCAGACTTAGCTTTTGCAAATATGCTGGCATTTTGGACAGGATGTAATGCAGAAAAAATGGACGAAATTTTCCGTTCAAGTGGTTTGTATCGAACAAAATGGGACCAAAAACGCGGTGCGCAACTTTACGGTGAAATGGTTATTAATAAAGCTATAACTAATACCTCTGAAATTTACCAACCTGGCAGTGAACTAGAAGGATATTCTATTTCTATCAAAAATCAGAATAATACAGCACGTAAAGTATATGGGCTGGATGATACTGGTAATGCAGAACGTTTTCGTGATAAATTTCATGATATTGTCCGTTTTTCGTATATTAACAAAGGGTTTTACTACTACGATTCAAAAGTGTGGAAATACGATAATATAGGAGCTGTAAAAACACTTGTCGATGATGTAATTAAAGATATGAAAAGCGAATTTGCTTACATGGATAATGAATCAGATGCAGAAAAAGCGTTCATGAAGCACTTAAAAGCAACTAGAAGCAATAAAGGAAAAACGAACATGTTGAAAGAAGCGCAACATTTAATGCCAGTTTTGCCTGATGAATTCGATCGCTACAAATATTTTTTGAACACACAAAACGGATATATCAATTTGCAAAATGGAGAACTTATCAATCATGACAGGCAAAAAATGTTTACAAAAATTAGCAACATCGAATATACAGATAAAATTGATGCGCCACTTTGGCAAGCGTTTTTAAAGGATATTTTTGCTGGTGATAAAGAGTTAATCGATTATATTCAAAAAGCAGTCGGTTATTCATTATCAGGATCCACGTCAGAGCAAGTCATGTTTATCCTTTTCGGCAATGGGCGAAATGGGAAATCGGTTTTTCTTGATATTATCAACGATATTTTTGGTTCCTATGCGACCAACATCCAGCCACAGACAATCATGGTCAAACAGCAGTCTAGTAATGCAAACAGTGATATTGCCCGTTTACATGGCGCCAGGTTCGTTACAACCACCGAACCAAATGAGGGTGTACGTTTAGATGAAGGACTAGTTAAACAGCTCACAGGTGGCGACAAGGTCACTGCACGACACTTGTATAAGGACGAATTCGAGTTTACACCCGAATTCAAAATCTGGATGGCAACCAACCATAAACCAATTATCCGAGGGAGAGACGATGGAATATGGCGAAGATTACACTTAGTACCGTTTACCGTGAAGATACCCGATGAAAAGGTAGACAAGCAGTTAAAGTATAAACTTCGAAGCGAACTCACTGGAATATTGAATTGGGCGGTCGAGGGCTTTCTTAAATGGCAACGAGAAGGTTTAGGAATGCCGAAAGCTGTCGAAAATGCTAGCTCTGAATATAAATCAGAAATGGATGTTATTACTGCATTTATTGAAGACTGTTGCGAAACAGGCGAGAACAAACAGATCAATGCTAAGACTCTCTACGAAACATATAGAGAGTGGGCAAAAGATAATGGACAGTATCTAATGAGCAGCACGAAGTTTGGGAAGGAAATGGGTTTGAAGTTTGAGAAGAAGAAAAGTAATTCTAAAAGAAATTATGTTGGAATAACACTTAATAATGAGTATTTCAAACTTAATTTGAATTTCTAAACAGGGCAGGTTTAGTTAAAACTTGCCCTCGCTTCTATCGGTTGCAGGAGAAAGGGTTTCAGCGTTTTTTAGTTTAAACAGGGCAGGTTTGACTGTTTTTCCCGAAACTTCTCTATAAAACTTTCCTAGTAATACTTTTCCTATTTTACTACTAACTTGCCCTGTTAATAAAAAAGTATTAATAAAGTAAGTAATAGCAACGGGTTTCAAGCAGGGCAGGTTTGAACCAACTTGCCCTTAACCTGCCCTGACTTGCCCTGTTTTAGCTAATAATTTAGCACTTTTTAACCAACACATAACATACGTTCGTATTTTTGACCAAAGGAGTGATCAAATGACAGCAGAAATAGATATACAGAATTCTATACGTTTAGAACTTTCCCGCCATGGGCATTACGTTTTCCGTGCTAATGTTGGCAAAGTTAAATTACCAAATGGACGAATTTTTGATACAGGATTGCCAAAAGGATTTCCGGACTTGTTCGGATTCCGTGGATCAGACGGGAAAGCATTTTTTATTGAAGTGAAAAACGAGATAGGCAAGTTGCGAAAAGAACAGGAACATTTTCAGCAAGCTATGCAAATTACACCGGCCATCTGTGGAGTAGCAAGAAGTGCTGCAGAAGCCGTGCGAATTGTGGAGGAGGGGTAAAATGAAGCTAAGAGATATTACAAACAGTAAATGCGATGTTAGGGAGTATATGAATGTTGATTTTCCAGATTGGCTTTTAGAACAACTAAAGGACGAAATAGATTTTGATATTATTGAGGCGTTAAAAGAGTATGCCGTTATCTATGTGAAGCATAATGCGCTGGAAAAAGAAATAGAACCTTTTGATATTTATAAAAAAGTAGAGGAGGGGTAAAAAATGAAGAGCGACGATTAAAGATGTGATGAATTTAGAGACCAAGGCAGTCAAAATAAATGGGAAGACTGCAAGGGTTTATCAGAAGTGTTAATTGTGCGGAATACGAGTAATATTCTGACAATTGGTTACAGAAAAATGTAACCCGAAGCAAAAAATGTAACCTCCCAAAATCGCATAGTACCAGTAGCAAGACACGTAAAAGTTACAAGTTACATTTTTTTCTTAATAAAAAGTATTATATTTAATTTATATTTAAGAACTGTATACGAAAATAAAAACTTTTTCGCCGTTTTTTTTGTAACCGAGTGATTTTGAAAATCGTGGAGAGATAACAATGTTCAGTCATATTCAAAAATTTATAAACAGATGGAAATTTAATCAAGGATGTACATTGAAGCTATGAGTCTTGATGCGACAATTCCATTAAACAAGGAGGAAAAACGAATGAAAATATATCACACAGAAACACAAGAAGATTACGATGCGTTACTGGAAAACTTGAAAAACGAGGGATGGACGTGGTTTTTTGGTGAGGCTATTACGTCATATAACTCGCAGCTTTGGGAACGGAATAAGCAAAATACTGTTGTGCATATAGAGGAAGAAGGAGTAAGTTGTGGGAGTCTTTCTTATGCTAAATATTTACACCCCAACATACCAATCGAAAAATACAAAGTGAAACAAGACGAAGTTGCAAAGTGGTTTTATAACACCGCAAATGCCATGAAAGCATTTGCATCCAATGGAGTATCTATGAAAAAACAAAATACTGACAACGTAAACAACCCATCACATTACACAGCAGGCGGTATTGAAACACTTGACTACATTAAAGCAAAAGTAAAGGATTATCCGTCATATGCTGTAGGAAACATACTTAAATATGTTTCAAGATACGAGCACAAGAATGGCATTGAGGATTTAAAGAAAGCGCAATTCTATTTGAATGATTTGATTGAATGGATGGAGAGTGATTGTAAATGAATCGGTTTGAAAAAGATAGATTAAGAAGAAAGGCAAAGAATATAATCGAGGCAATGCTGGTGTATTTACTATTGTGGCTTTTTAGTATAGTGATACCAATTATGGGTGTTTGGGCACATCTGATTTGGAGTAATTCATTTACGTTATTTATTAAAATTAGTACATTGACTATTTGGTCTATAGAAACGGTAGTCGTAGGGGCTTTACTTGTGAGTTCTTATATAACAGTTAAAAAGTATGTAAGTCAAATAGTCGCAGAAGACTGGAGTGCAGAAGAGGAGAGTGATTGAATGTTTAAAACATTAAGTTCATTTTATTTTTCTATGATTTTCATTACCGTATTATTGCGCGCTTTCGGCTTTCTTAGTCTTGCAGAAGCAGAATTTATTTTACTATTAATCATTTCTCTTGTCATGGTTGAGGATATGAATGGGAGTCGTAAATGACAAGTGACTCTTCGCCTTTACAAGTATTGCTAAAATATAAAAAATTGGGGCTGGTTGACAATGGAGGAATATGTAAATATCAGTTTAGATAAATATGAAAGGTTAAAAATGTTTGAAAATGATAGATACGAAAGAGATGCTAAAGAATTTCTAAAACAGTTTATTAACTTTACAACGATATTTGGAAATCAAGAAAAACAGTATTGTACGGCACATATCAACAAGGAAGAACTGAAAAAACTAATTGAACAAAGACTAGGCAAAACGTGTGAGATAGAATTTTATTAGGAGAGTGATTAAATGTCAAAGCGATTACGTAAAGCACAATATAAACTTATTGAAGATGAATTAAAATTTTATCATTCTACTAAAAAAGAATTGATGGAAAAGGAAGTTAATGTAACACTGGGCGCTTGGCATAGAGAATACATTGACGAGAACCAAGGTGGTGGCAGTGCAGGGAATATTAGTAATGAAGTGGAAGATCGTGTGATGTTACTGCAAATGGATAAAGAAATAAGTAGATTAAAGAATATTATAAATGCAATTGAGTCTGTACTTAATAGATTAAATGATGAGGATAAACAATTGATTCAGTTTAGATACTGGGACAGAAGCAAACCAACTTGGGTATGGATTGCCAGTAAGTTGAATATGGACGAGAGTACAGCTAGAAGAAGAAACAAAACAATCATCCTTTCAATAGCTGAAAGATTAGGATATTAAAATATATTGCCCGTTTAACGCCCGTTTTGAACAATAAAATAAGTTTATTATAGTATTATAGGCAGGGCCTATTAAAAATGAAAGTCGAGGGGACTATATGAATTTAGTTAGGTGTTGGGAATGCGAGCAATATATTTCGCAGGAAGCTTCCGTACATTTCAGAGATTTGTCTGGCGGTAGAAACTTATGCGTTGAATGCCAACATAAGTATCGAAAAAAAATAGAAGAAAAGAAAAAAGAATATATTGCGCACAAAATCGAAGCAACACTTGAAAGAGCAATACATCTTATAGAAATGCAAGAATGCTGTAGTATGAAAATGGATGAATACCTTGACCCATATAACACAGTAGCCCAATTTTATAGAAATGACAGTAGCAAGTTTGATTCTGCCCATGAAGTAATGGCTTGTATCGAATTGTTAAGAAGTCAGATTAAAGTAAAAACACAACAAAGAATAGGGCGCAAACGAGTAGATTTTATTTTGCCAGACATGAAGGTTGTATTAGAGATTGATGGAGGGCACCATCGTTTTAGGATTGGTAAAGATTCAGAACGAGATGTGTTTATCCTTAATACTTTGAATAAATCTGAACACGGTTGGGAAATTATTAGAATACCAACTAGATTTATTGAACAAAATATTAGACGTCTTGTTCCTTCTATTAAAGCATTATATAAAGAACGTCAAGAACTAAGAAACAAACATAATGGGTTCATTCCGTCTTATTACTCAAGAACAAATAAGATGTCTCACATATCAGCGATTAAAGGTGTTGCTTCAGATAATGAAATCGAAGCAATGGAACATGAACTGTTAGACGGAACTGAGCATCTATAATCTTATGATGACATAGCGGGAGGTTGCTATGTTGCCGAGTATATATTAAACCGCACACACCTCTTGACAATGTGGAACGGGTCCTGTGTCTAGTGACGGAAATTCATTCCGGATTCGACTGGATGAAATACAAAGTATTGACGAATACTACCGTAGAAGTATTCAGGTCTCATAACTACGGATACATAGAACAATGAAGTCCAGTACGTTGCGTGCTGGGCTTTTTAAATGATTGAGGTGATAGTGATGAAATCATTGGCAAGCGGCTCTACAAATAATAGACAAGACTATTTAAGCATTCGTATACCAAACAAAGGTGATGTTCCTATTATAGAGTATGAAGGTGATGACTACGGACAATTGCCACATCAAGCCTTAGAATCACTTAGGTTGTTATGGGTAACAGATTCATACCTTGAAACTAAACCAACCGAAAGATTAAACTTAGACATTGTATATATTGATGTAGACAATGAAGGTTCAAGACTATGTATAAATGTTGGAGATTCATTATCTACTGAAAGTAATCTGGCTAAGATTGCAGAAATGAATAGTGAAGAGACTAGGTATTAATGCTAACACAAGCAGAACGTCATACATTCTATAAGTCAAAGGAATGGGCAAGCATACGTAAAGAAGTATTAAAGCGTGATAACTATGAGTGTCAAGAGTGTAAGAGGCAAGGAAAGGTGTTTACTGATTATCATGACCCAGACAAGCATAAAAGACTCGATGTGGACCATATTAAGGATTTAGAACATCATCCTGAACTTGCGCTTGATATAGACAATCTCACTACTCTATGTGTAAAGTGTCATAACAAAAAACATAATCGCTTTCAATTTAGAAGGAAAATAAATAAATGGGTGAATGATGAACGATGGTGACACCCCCGGGTCAAAGGTTTGGGTTTTAATTTGGCTCTGGGGAACGGTGTGGGGGTCTTCTCCGCAGAAATGTTAAAAAGTCTCATGAAGGAGGGAGGGCTTGAAGTGGAATATAACATAAAGAAGTTAGAAAAAGAATTGTTATCTAAGGTTGATACTACTAGTCAGAAAGAGCTTGAAAAAGTCAATCGCTATATTAATTTAATACGCATATATTATGAGTTAGATAAAAGCATTGAAACAGATGGAGCGGTCGTTGTCACTGAAAACGGCTCGCAAAAATTCACGAAAACTAATCCAGCGATACAAGAAAAAAATCGAATCAACACTTCATTATTATCTATTGAACGATCTTTTATATTCAAAGGCGAAAATGATAAACAAGATGGTAGTGACTTGATATGATATCAAATAAACACGTTGATAACTATATACAGTCGTATGAAAGTGGAAAAATACTACTCAATAAAGAACGAATCGATCTAATAAATTACTTACAAGAACATGTTCTTAGTAGAGATGATATATATTTTGATGAGACGCAAATAGAAAATTATATTGCTTTTAGTGAAAAATGGTACTTCCCTTTGGACAACTGGGAAAAGTTTATTGTACCATTTATTTTTTTATATTTTAAAGAAGATGATGAACTTTTTTATGAAGAGTTCTTTATAACCCTTGGTCGCGGTGGTGGTAAGAACGGGTTTATAAGTACATTATCAAATTATTTTATAAGTCCGCTACATGGGATTAACAATTACGATGTTTCGGTAGTGGCGAATTCCGAAGATCAAGCGAAAGTTAGTTTCAAAGAAGTATTTAATACAATAGACGGAAATCCTAAATTGGAAGGCAGCTTTGACGCGTGGAAAGCACAGATTATTGGCAAAGGAACCAACAGTGTTTTTAAATTTCAAACGTCAAATGCAAAAACTAAAGATGGTGGTCGTGAAGGCTGTGTTATTTATGATGAAACACATGAATATGAAGATAGACAAATAATTGATGTATTCTCTGGAGGACTTGGCAAAGTCGCGAATCCCAGAGAATTTTTTATTGGTACTAATGGATTTGTGAGAGCGGGATTTTATGACAAGTTGGAAGAACGTAGTAAAGCAATTTTAAGCGGCGAAAATCTTAACGATCGCATGTTTCCTTTTATTTGTAAGCTAGACGATCCAGCAGAAGTCAAGAATGAAGCTATGTGGGAAAAAGCAAATCCTGCTTTTGAAAAGCCATTAAGTCCTCGTTCTAAACGCTTACTAAATAAAGTTAGAAAACAATATGAAGCATTAACGAATAATCCAAGCGGCAGAGAAGCGTTCATGACTAAACGAATGAACCTTCCAGAAGTCGACTTGGAAAAGGTAGTAGCGCCGTGGAAAGATATTCTCGCAACTAACCGAGAAATGCCAGAACTCCAAAACCGAGCTTGTATTGGTGCATTTGACTATGCAAGCGTTAAGGACTTCGCGGCTGTTGGATTGCTGTTCCGTGTGGGAGATGATTATATTTGGAAATCACATTCATTTGCTAGAAAAGGATATTTGGATATCGCAAACCTTAAACCGCCCATCAAAGAATGGGAAAAGCAGGGATTACTGACCATTGTAGATGAACCTACAATCGACCCTCGTCATGTGGTCAATTGGTTTGTTGAAATGCGGGAAAATTACGGTATTCAAAAGGTCATTGGGGATAACTTCCGAATGGATCTTATGCGCCCGCTGTTTGAAGCAGAAGGATTCGAACTGGAGATTATTAGAAATCCACGTGCAGCTCATAGTTTGCTAGCTCCGCGAATTGAAACACTATTTGCTAATCATCGTATTGTGTTTGGAGATAATCCGTTAATGCGTTGGTATACAAATAATGTTGCAGTGAAAATCAAACCAGATGGTAATAAAGAATACCTGAAAAAAGACGAGCATAGGCGTAAAACAGATGGATTTCAAGCATTTGTACATGCTCTATGGCGTGCGGATGAAATAGAAGACCTTGATGTAGATGAAGTTTTAAATATGCTTAATGCCATTACGTTTTAGGAGGTGATATATTGGGATTTCTTTCGGAGATATTTAAACGGAACAAAGAAATTGAGTGGATGTGGGATTTAGAGTTTTTAGAAGATAAAACAACAAAGGTTTATTTGAAAAAAATGGCTTTAAATACGTGTGTAAAACATATAGCACGAACGATCGCCAAATCTGATTTTAGATTGAAAAGTGGAGAAAGCAGTGTACGAGACGGATTGTATTATAAATTAAATGTTCGTCCAAATACAGATATGAGTTCGAGTTCTTTCTGGGAAAAAGTGATCTATAAATTAATCTATGATAACGAGTGCTTAATCGTCCTTTCAGATACGGACGATTTTTTAATTGCTGATAGTTATGTTAGAAAAGAGTTCGCGCTTTATCCGGATGTTTTTGAAGGGGTTACGGTGAAAGATTATCGTTATAATCGTAATTTTAGTATGGATGATGTGATTTTTCTGGAATATGGAAATGAGCGACTAGCTGCATTTACTGATGGCATGTTTGAGGATTACGGTGAGTTATTTGGTCGCATGATTCGGGCGCAAATGCGTAACTTCCAAATTCGTGGAGCTGTTAATTTTAAAATGGCAGGTATTGCGGATGATGAAAAACAAAAAAAATTACAGACTTACATCGACAAACTGTATGCTGCATTTAACAATAATGAGATTGCCATCGTTCCTCAACTAGAAGGCTTTAACTATGAAGAGTTTGGAACGTCTAGCGTCAATAGTAGCCAAAATTTTGATGAGATCAAAAAACTTCGAAAAGAAATGATTGATTATGTAGCTAGTATTCTCGGCATTCCCTCTGCTCTGCTACATGGGGATATGGCAGATTTGAGTAATAATATGAAAGCATATATGGAATATTGTATTGATCCTCTCACTAAAAAGCTAGAAGATGAATTAAACGCTAAATTATTTACTTCCAACGAGTTTTTAGCGGGTGAACATATCAAAATCATACACAAAAAAGACATTATAGAAAATGCAGAAGCTGTAGATAAGTTGGTTGCCTCTGGTTCATTTAATCGTAATGAAGTTCGAGAATTATTGGGCGCTGAACGAGTAGATAATCCGGAATTAGATAAATATTTAATTACTAAAAACTATCAGTCAGCAGATGAAGGAGGTGAGAATGGATGAAATTAGAGATCAAAGGAACAATCATATCGAGCAATCAAAAATGGATTTACGATATGCTTGATATGGAAAGCACTAGCCCACGCGATATCATTTTACCTGAAAACAATGAGCCGGTTGATGTAATTATCAATTCTGGCGGAGGCGATGTGTATGCTGGTAGTGAAATTTATACTACATTGAAGGGCTATAATGGCACTGTAAATGTGCAAGTTGTAGGCATTGCTGCTAGTGCGGCTTCGGTCATTGCTATGGCGGGAGATAAAGTGGAAATTAGTCCTACAGCCCAGATCATGGTGCACAATGTTGCTTCCGGAGTGTTTGGAGATTATCGAGATCTTGAACATGAAGCTAAAGTTTCGAAAGGCTTCAATGTATCTGTGGCAAACGCATATATGGACAAGACTGGAAAGAACATGGATGAATTATTAAATCTAATGGGTGAAACTACATGGTTTAACGCACAACAAGCAGTAGAAGCCGGTTTTGCCGACGAAGTAATGTTTTCTAATGAGAAAGCACCGCAATTAGTTGCCAGTCTCTCACCGGTAATACCACAGGATGCAATCGAGAAAATCATAAATAATATTAAACCACCGCAGTTAGATATCGATGCAATTGTAGGAAAAGTAATAAACCAATTAGAACAAACAAATACTAAAGAAGAGAAACCACGAAAGGAAAATAAAAATCCTTTCAAACGGTTTCTTTTTTAATACCCAAAAATAGGAGGAAATAAATTATGACTATCAAATTAAAAAACAACCTCGCGAATTACGAGGAAAAACGGACAGCTTTTGTTAATGCTGTTAAAAACGAAGACACGCAAGAAATTCAAAATAAAGCATATGTGGAAATGGTAGATGCAATGGCTGCTGATATTATGGAACAAGCTAAGAAAGAAGCACGTCAAGAAGCGGACGCATATATTTCAGCTAGCCGAACTGACAAAAATATCACGAATGAAGAAATTAAATTCTTCAATGATATTAATAAAGAGGTTGGATATAAAGAAGAAACATTGCTACCACAAACAGTTGTTGATGAAATCTTTGAAGATTTAACAACTGAACATCCTTTCCTTGCATCCATCGGGATGCGCACTACTGGTTTGCGTACTAAGTTCTTAAAATCCGAAACAAGCGGTCTTGCCGTGTGGGGTAATATTTTTGGTGAAATTAAAGGACAGCTAGATGCGACATTCAGTGAAGAAGAGTCTATTCAAAACAAGCTAACGGCATTTGTTGTTGTGCCTAAAGACCTTGAAAAATTTGGTCCTGTTTGGGTAAAACGCTTTGTTGTTACGCAAATTGAAGAAGCTTTTGCAGTTGCGTTAGAAAGTGCGTTTATCGTTGGTACTGGTAAATCTCAACCGATTGGTTTAAATCGAAAAGTAGCTAAAGGGACATCAGTAACCGATGGTGTATATCCAGAAAAAGTTGCTTCTGGAACACTGACATTTGCTAGTCCTAAAGTGACGGTTAATGAGTTAACAGATGTATATAAATATCACTCTGTAAAAGAAAACAAACATCCATTAAACGTTGCAGGTAAAGTTACTTTACTAGTCAATCCAACGGATGCATGGGATGTTAAGAAACAATACACAAGCTTAAATGCGAACGGTGTTTATGTGACTGCGCTCCCATACAATTTAAATATCATTGAATCATTATTCGTTCCAGAAAAGAAAGCTATTTCTTACGTAGCAGAACGTTATGATGCACTTGTTGGTGGTCCATTGGATATTTCTACTTTTGACCAAACGCTTGCATTTGAAGACCTTAATTTATATGCTGCAAAACAATTTGCGTACGGTAAAGCGAAAGACAATAAAGCTTCTGCTGTATGGACATTAAATATCAAACCAGCAGAACAAACTCCGGAAGGGTGATTGTAAATGGCTAAATTTGAAGTATTAAAGAAATTCAAAGACAAAGAAACAAAAGAAGTATATGAAAAAGGAACAGAAATTGAATTGACTGTAAAACGTGCAGATGAAGTCTCTGATAATTTGGGAACTTCTTTTTTAAAGCGATTGGATGAACCAAAAAAAGACAAGAAAAAGTAGGTGCTGTACATGGAAGTATCAGATGACCTTCTTAAAAAATTTAAAGAGCGTATGCACATTTCTCACAATAGCGAGGATAGCAATTTAAAAGAGTTGCTATCTTTTTCTATTGCTGATTTACAAGAAAAATGCGGGCTGTTTAATGTAGATGAACATGTTAGGGCAAGAGAATTGGTCATTGATCGTACTAGATACGCGTATAATGATTCGATAGAATTCTTCAATGAAAACTTTCAATCACAAATAACTAGCTTAGGTTTCTCTCTCTATGTAGCTGAAAGTGGTGAATCTGATGAAGTTTCAGTTTAAACCTCAAAAAGTTCAGAGCGGGGATTTACGTACTCCGGTTGTTTTTTTTGAATATCAGCCGGCAAGTGGTCCTGAACCAGGTGAAATAGAAAAGATTACCCTTTTTGAATGTTTTGCAGAAGTTTATAAACCATCCATGAAGGACTTAGAAATTTTACATGGCACGGGAACAAAAGAAGCTGTCACAATTAATATTCGAGACACTAAAGGTGAGTATACAGTTAGTAACAAACATTATGTAGAAATATTAGATTATCGTTATTTGGGCAAAAGATTTAATGTGATTGATGTTAGCCCAGACTTGCAAAATAATCGCTTTGTAAATATACTTCTGGGGGTTCAAACATGAGTGTAGAAGTTACTGGAGTAGAAGAGTTGGAAAGACAGTTAGTCAGTTTATTTGGACGAGAAAACTTGCCGCAATTAGTAGACCCTGCTTTAATTGCAGGTGCTACTCTTGTAGCAAAAACACTTAAAAGTGAATTTGTTCAATTTAAAGATACAGGCGCATCTATTGATGAAATCAATATAGAAAAACCTTCGTATGACAAAGGGGTAAGAAGTATAAAGATTGACTGGAAAGGCCCTAAAGACAGGTACAAAATAATTCATCTCAACGAATATGGTTATACAAGGAATGGTAAAAAAATCACACCAGCAGGAACAGGTAGTGTTGCCAGGTCACTAAGAATATCTGAAAGAGCTTATAGGGCAATTGTACAGAAGAAAATAGGTGATAAACTATGATTGATATTTTGAATGTCATATATACAACATTAAGTAAAAACGATATCATTCACACTACTTGCGAAGAGAGAATTAAATATTATGATTTTCCAGGCACAGGTGATTCTACAAAAACCTTCTTGTTAATAATACCTTTAGATGTTCCAATACCAACTAATTTTTCCAGTAATGAATCCAGGATGGAAGATTTTTTAGTACAAATTGATGTGCAATCTAACGACAGATTAATAGTAAAAAAAATACAAGACGAAGTTAGAAAAGAAATGAAACAAATAGGATTTGGACAACTCGCTGGTGGTTTAGATGAATATTTTCCAGAAACAGGGCGATTTGTAGATGCACGAAAATATAGCGGATTGCCCTACAAACTATATCAATAAAAAATAATAGGAGTGAAATAAATGATTACAACAATCGGATTTGAAAAAGCAACTTTTGGAATTTATGATGAAAAAGACGAAAAAGTAACAAAAAAAGTAGAAGTAAACGGTAAGAATAAAAAAGGTGGTACGGTTGAAGCTGATATTTCTGGTCTTGATGCCGAAGCTATTAAAGTTTTCGCTTCGAATGGTCCATACTACATTTCCAAAAAAGGTTCTGGTGATGTTAAGCAAACAATCGGTATCATGGAACTTCCTTTTGAATTAGGACAAGATCTATTGGGTCGTCAAAAGAATGCAGATGGTATTGTAACTGTAGGGAAAAACACTGCTCCACCATATGCGTCATGCGTGATGGAAAGTGAAACCTTGCGAGGGGAACCGGTATTCTTTGCTTTACTAAAAGGAAAGTATGGACAAGATAATGTTAAATTAAACACGTCTGAAGACAAACCAAAGGAACCCGAAGCAACTAGTCTCACTGGTGAATTTGTTTATAATGATGCTGGGGACGTTTTCGCGATGGCTGTGGGCGAAGAATTCCGAGATAAAATTTACAACATGGCTTTTCCTGGTTTTGTTGAAACACCAGTAGTACCAGAAGGATAAAATATTTTAAGAGTAGGTGAAATCCTACTCTTTTTTTGTTGACCAAAATCATAAAAAAGGTGGAGAAAATAGTGATTAAACTAGAAATATTTAATAAAAAAGAAAAAAAGAAAGAGCTATATGAGAGAGAAGATACATCTGTAATTGAATTAGAAGAATATTGGAAACTACAAGAAAAAATTAGAGAATACATCAATACTTCTGATGATCCAAAGAAAACGACAATTTTGGAAATGCAATTAAAATTTATTGTGAAATTATTTGATGATGAAAACATTACAATAGATTTTCTTAAAAAAAATATTCCTTCGAAGAAATTAAACGATACATTGGTGTCTGTCTTTCGGGAGATTTCACCAGATGAGTACGAGGATGAAGATGGTGGAGATGAGGAAGCAAAGTAATAACGCTTACCGAGTTTTTGTCCGATCTCGATGCAATTAGGCGTTACTGCATGAAAGAGTATGGCTGGACAATTCGAGAAACAGATAATCAAGAGTATAAGAAGTTATGTCGTCTGATAATCGAAAAAGAAGAAGCAAAATCAGAAAACAACAAAGTTTCACTTGTTGACTTTGTATCACAATACCAAGATGTCAATTAGGAAGGAGGTAAATAATGAATAAACTTCAAGGATTGACAATTAATCTAGACTTAGATGCTGCCAAAGTAGATGAGGGAATGAAAGGGTTGAAGCGGACCCTCGGCTCTGTGAATAGCGAAATGAAAGCGAATCTTTCGGCATTTGGAAAGGGAGAGAAAACTTTATCTAGATATGAAACAGAGCTAGATGGTCTTAATAAAAAGTTATCTGTTCAAAGCAAAATGGTTTCTCAAACTAAAAACGATTTTAAAGATTTAGAAAAACGAAATGCTTCTTTAAATGGAGAGTTGAAAGAGTCTAATAAAACGTTAACTGAGTCAAAAAAACGTTTTGAACAGCTTTCTAAATCTGGCAATGCAACTGAAAAAGAATTAAAAGAAGCGGAAAAAGAAGTCAACTCAAATCAAAAAGCGTATAACAAACTTAACAAAGAACTACAACAAATGCCAAAAGCTTTATCAGCTGGACAAAAAGCAGTAAACAATGAAGTTGCAAATTACAATAATTTGCAAAGAAAGATTGATACTACGACAGAATCTTATAAGAAATTCAAGAGAGAGCAAGCTGTTAAAAGTTCACCGTGGGGAGCGGTGACTCAAGATTTAGACAAGTATCAAAAAAAGTTAAATGAAACAGGTGATAAGCTTGTCGCCTTCGGGAAAAAAGGAAGTTTGTATATGGCACCTGTTGCGTTTGGTTTAGGTTTTGCTACCAAAAAAGCGGCTGATTTTGAACAACAAATGTCGAATACTCTTTCTGTTATGTCACCTGGCGAGGTAAATCAATATAAAGATGCATTGAGAGAACTCGCTATTCAACAAGGTGCAGATACGAAATACTCCGCCTTAGAAGCCGCACAGGCACAAGAAGAGCTTTTAAAGGCAGGTCTTTCAGTTAAAGATGTTATAAACGGTGGATTGTCTGGAGCGCTTTCATTAGCAACAGCGGGTGAGTTAGATTTAGCTTCAGCGGCAGAAATTGCAGCTACAGTTTTAAATGCGTTCAAGGATGATAATTTAAGCGTGGCGGATGCGGCAAACATTCTAGCTGGTGCAGCAAATGCTTCTGCCACAGGTGTAGAAGAAATGAAGATGTCTTTACAACAAGTTTCTGCTGTTGCCAGTGGTGTTGGTCTCTCATTTGACGATACATCAACAATGTTAGCAGTATTTGCGCAGAATGGTTTAAAAGGTTCTGATGCAGGTACCTCTCTAAAAACGATGCTACAAAGGTTGCATCCTACAACAAAAGCGGCATGGCAACAATTTGATGCTCTTGGGTTAAGCATTGTGGACAATGAAACTGCCATGAAAGTATTACAAGAAAATGGTGTAAAACCGCTTTCTAACGACACGGATAAATTAATGGGACAAATTCAAGATTTAGCTAAAAGTTTAGCAGGTCCAAAAGCAAGCGCTTCTAAAGTTAACAAGGAATTTGAAGAATTAACAGTTGCTACTGGAGCGGTTCACTCTGCGTTTTACGATACGAATGGGGAATTGAAATCAGCAGAAGAAATATCTGGTTTATTGCAAAGTAGCCTAAAAGACCTAAATTCTGAACAGCGGAGTGCGGCGCTAGGTGCTATGTTTGGCTCCGATGCAGTTCGTGCTGGGAATATTGCTTATCGTGAAGGCGCGGATGGAATAAAGAAAATGCGCACTGAAATGGGAAAAGTAACTGCTGATGATGTAGCAAAAATGAAAATGGATAACCTGAAAGGTACTATTGAAGAAATATCTGGTGCAATTGAAACCTTCGCAATAAGTATTGGAACATCGTTGACACCTGTATTACGTGGTCTAGGAAAGTATATTCAAAAAGCAGCTGATTGGTTCAATGGCTTAAATGATAATACAAAAACAATAATCGCTACTGCTGGAGTTGTTGCCGTGGCAATTCCAATAGCTGGACTAGCATTTGGATTCATCGCAAAAGGAGCAGCTGCAGCTATCTCGCCTGTGAAGAAACTAACAGCCGCGTTAGCAGAAAACTCGGTTGCTGCCGGAACTAATGCTGCTACTACGCAAATTGCTGGAAACGCTTTGCCAGTCACTGGAGGAAAAAGTAAAGGTTTCTTAGGTAAAGCTGGCTCACTTTTTAAAGGAAGCAAAGGTGCAAAAGTACTATCTACAGCTGACATGACAGGTGATATTGCGAGTTATAGCAAATTCGGAAAAATTGGGGCTGGTTTGAAAGGCGTTGGAAAGGCATTACCTGGTCTAGGAATTGCATTATCTGCAACACAACTTATTGGTATTAATAAGAAAAATGCTGGCGATAAAGTTGGTAGCGCAGGTGGGAGCTTAGCTGGCGGGACAGCAGGAGCCGCTATAGGAACAGCAATTGCTCCAGGAATTGGAACAGCTGTAGGTGCGGCGATAGGAGGTATTGCTGGAACTAAATTTGGGCAGGCATTCGGTAAAAAAATACAGAAGGAAATACCTGAATATAAAGCTAAATTCGGTTTAATTTGGGATGCACTTTCATTCTCAGCAAAAGAACATCCTATTCTATTGAATCCAGTTAATCAAATTAACGATCAAATTAAAATGGCGAAAGCAGGATATGCGGCTATAAAAGATGTGTTTGCTAATCCTTTGAAAACGGATATTTCCGGAAAAGGTATTAGTAAAGATACAGCCAAAAATGTAAATTCTTATAAAACTATGTCTCAAAATGCAATCTCTGAATTAAAGTATTTGGAAATGTCCGGGGATGTAATCACTAAATCAACATCAGCTAAAATTAGTAAAAATTATAATGGGATGGTTGCTCTTGTAGAAAAATCTTTTGAGAAAACCAAAAAAAGTTCTGATAAGAATTTAAATACTTTGTCAAAGAATAGCATGTTATCAGAAGCGGATATAAAAGCAGTTAAAGAAAAACAAGCAAAAATACAAAAGCGATCATTAGATGAAGTGAAGAAAAACAATGAACAAATTCAAAAGCTAAACAAAGATATGGCTACTAAAAATGCTGATATAACAAAGAAAGAGAAAGCGGACATAAAAGCGATTAACGACAAGGCTGCAAAGGAAGGTAGAGTTTTAACCGCTTCGGAGGAACAGCAAATTACGAGCATCAAACGTAATGCAGCAAATCAACGAAAAGCTAGTAATCAAAGTTACAGCAATCAAATTCAAACAATATCTAAAAAACAAGAAACTGCTGTGGTTAGTTCATTGAGTAAGTCAGCAAAAGAACAAAAATTAATATTAGGAAAACTGAAAGACAGTAGTGGGAAATTAAGTACAGAGCAAGCTTCAAAAGTCGTAAAAGAATCTAAACGTGCTAAAGACGGAGCTGTAAAAGAAGCGAATAGTAAATATAAAAAAGTTGTTGCTGCTGCTGATGAAGAATACTATGTGAACGGAAATATTACGAAAAAGCAACATGATGATATTGTAAAAAAAGCTAAGAGTCAAAAAAATAAAACCGTAAAAGCGGCAACTGAAATGCACGAACAAGTAGTCAGTCAAGCTCAATCACAAGCTTCTGGACATCTGAAACAAGTTGATTGGGAAACTGGGGACTCGTTATCAAAATGGGATAATTTTAAAGTCAGTTTAGCAGGTGTGATTAACTCTGTCACCGGTGGAGTAAATAAAGTATTAAAATTCTTTAGTTTACCTACCATACCAGAATGGAAACCAAAAGGTTATAATGATGACACAAAAAAAATAAATACTAGTAAAAGAACTTCGTACGGCAGTCAGTTAGCGATGGATTACAAGGGTTCTAATAATGCGTCCGGAAAAATTATGGCTGGTGAAGAAGGTTTTGAAATTGCATACAATAAACGCAAAGCACAAGCTCAGATTTTAGGTGCGAATGGTGCAGAAATAACGCATGTTGCGCCAGGTACTAAAATTTTGAATCATGCAGATTCGAAAAAAGTCATGCAAGGTGGTCTTGGTAAAACATTACCTGGATTTGCAAGTGGCAATTCAACGATCAATGATTTCTTGAGTGACGCTTGGAATGGGACAAAAGCGGTAGCTGGAAAAGTAGTTGATTTTTCTAAAAAAGCTTTTGACTGGGCAGCGCATCCTATCAAAAATTTAAATAAACTTTTTGGTGGCTTGTCTGTTGGCGTTAAAATGGGTAACGATGGTAATTTAGGTTCTGACATGCTGAACTATTTAAAAAACAGTATCGGCGCACCTTTGGAGAAAATGCTGTCTGGTTTTAAAGAAACTGCGCCAGTGGCAGGACCGGCTGGGAAAGGTGCTTCGGCGTGGTCTAGTGTTATTAAGAAAGCGGCTCTAGCCATGAAAGTGGATTTGTCCGGTAGTGAATTAAAAGGCATTATTGCACAAATTCATCGTGAATCTGGCGGGAATGAAAAAATAACTCAGTCATCTGCTGTTGTGGATGTTAATACATTATCAGGCAACCCTGCTAAAGGTTTGCTTCAATATATACCGCAGACTTTTAACGCATACAGAATGAAAGGTCATAATAATATTTTTTCTGGTTATGATCAGTTGCTGGCGTTCTTCAATAACTCATCATGGAGAAACGACCTTCCCTACGGAAAACGAGGTTGGGGACCACGAGGACATCGTAGATTTGCTAATGGTGGTTTTGTAAACAAAAATGAAATGATAGAAGTTGCTGAGAACAATAAGCCGGAAGTAGTCATACCGCTTACTCGGAAAAATCGAGCAGTTCAATTAATCAAAAAAACAAAAGAAATCATTGGAATAAACGATGGAGGAAGTGTTGTTGTCAATAGTCCTGACAACTCTGAAATGGTATTACTGCTTCAACAACAGAACCAGATTTTAATGCAACTACTTCAAAAAAATAGCGATGTGTATCTGGATGTCGATAAAGTTGGGAAGTTGGTAGAAGCTGTAATTACAAAAACGCAGAACAATCGTATAAGTCGTAAAGACCGAGTACAGGGGGTTAGAACAACGTGGCAAAAATAGGATTTACGTATGCCGGAATTCATAGTAACGACATTCCAGCAGTTGTTAATAGTATTAAAAGAAATGCAATCAATATCTCTGAGAATATGCAAGAAGTACCTGCCAAAATTGGTGGGTACTTTTTTGGGAATTCCGTCGGTACTAGAAGCTTTGACATTAATATTACGCTTATGGGGAAATCGGAAGCCGAACGAGTGGAAATTGCGCATGATTTAAGTAATTTAATCATACAAACTAATAGTTTTGAAAACGAAATTATTTTTGATGATGAGCCAGAGTGGGTTTATTATGGGCATTTCGCACAGATGGCTGAATTAACAGAATTGCAAACAGATAATTATACAACAACTATTACATTTGTTTGTAGTGATCCACGAGCTTATGGGGAACAAAGAGAAATCACTGTGAGCGAAAGCCCAGCGATTATTGAAGTAGAAGGTTCACAATTAACAAGTCCAATTATTCATGCGATAGCGACTGAAGATTTAACTAGTCTATCATTTGCAACAGATGATGACTATATTTTTCTGGGTGCTGATATTGACCCAGATACAGGACAAACAGCTGTGAAAATGTATGAGAACGTGTTGTCCGATAGAGCAAATGACATGACGTTGTGGGATGGCATTGGGCAAAGTAATATTACTTGGGAATTAGAAAATGGTAAGCCTGCGAAAACAAGTTCTTTTAAACAGACTATCAATACTATTCGTGTAAATTCCTATGGTGAAAAAACAGAAACCGCGCCATACAAATCGTGGAGAGGTCCTGTAATGAAACGAATGTTGACGTCAGAATTAGACAATTGGAAAGTCACCGCTCGATTAGCAAATATTACTCAAAAATACCCGCGCGCTAGAACAAAAATAGAATTGTATTTGTTAGACAAAGATAGCAAACGGATGGGTAAATTTATGATTAAAGATGCCCAAAACGGGCGAGCTATGAATTTGGGATTAGAAATTGGGAGGACAACGAAAGACAGGTATCTTTTTGCTGCAACTGAGGGAAAAGTAATTAAGAAAAAGAATACGAAAGTGGTTTATTCAAAAAAAGTACAACAAACAGTTAAGTATACAGAAAAAGGCAAAACAAAAACTAAGCAAGTTTGGAAAACAATAAATACGACGTATGAGGTTGGAAATAACTATAATGAATTTTCAGATGCTTACTTTAATCTTTCTATTGAAAAGCGTGGACAGTTGTTTATTGCGGAAATAGTTAAATTGAATGATAAAGGTAGTCAAGCTTGGAAACGAACCTATAAATGGAAAGACTCAAATAATAAATTTCCAACTAAATTAGCGGGCATCGGCATTTATATGGCAAAAATGGATATCACAGAAGACTTCAATAATCAGACATATAAAGATAACGATGTTGTTTTTTGCGACTTAGTTGTACAAAAAGTTAATCCAGAGGCAGATGTGAAAAATAATCCGGAGGTCATAATTCATGCAGGGGATGAGATAATGATTGACTGCGAAGCTGGAGTTATTATGAAAAATGGTTCAGTGTTCATGGAAAATCTAGCGATTGGGAGTTCTTTTCCTTCGTTTTTTGGTGGCTATCAAACTCCGGTGGCTTTCAGCGAAGGAGCGGACTGGTCTATTGAATATAGACCAACGACTTATTGAGGAAGGAGGGGAAATATGTTAACTGTATTGAACAGACAAAGAATTACTGTAGGCGTGTTATCAAATGACATGCCTTTTTCGTGTCCTTTTTGGGATGATGAGAGAAATGAGAAGCTTGAAAACTTTGATGACACATACACCGTTACCATCCCCGCAGAACATGAAATGGCTGAACATGTTCACGAAGGTAATTATATTTTGTTTGAAGACGAACAAGCTAAGTTACGATTATTTCGTATTTATGAAGCTGAAAACGGGTTAAATATGCAAGGACGATACATCAAAGCCACAGCAGAAAATGCATTTATTTATGATTTAAATGCAACTATTATATCAAATAAATTACTGACTGATATAAGAGCTGATATAGCGCTTGAATATATTTTACAGCAGACGGGATGGTCGGTTGGTAAGAGAGAATTCGTTGGACAAATACGTACTATTGAATTTGCAGACAATATAACGGCTCAAGCTGGATTACAACAAGTTATTGCAGAATATAAAGCAGAAATTGATGCTTACGTGGAGAGCTTTGGCGGTCAAATCATTAATTATAAATTTGATTTAGTTGACGAACGAGGCAACAATACTGCGAAACGATTTGAGTACGCAAGAGACATTCAAGGTCTTAAACGAATTACAACTGATAAAACGATGTACACTGCTCTCATTCCCCTTGGGAAAGATGGACTGACAATTAAATCAGTAAACGATGGTTTAAATTACATTTATGATGATGAAGCGAATTGGTTGTATAACGACGGCAGAGAATATTTAAAAGGGGTCATAACAAAAGATACGATAACAAATGCGCAAGCTTTAAAAGATTGGGCGCTACTGGAGCTTGAGAAAGTTAATCATCCTTTATCCACGTATGAGGTAGACGTGATATTACTAGCAGAGATGTTAGGGTATGAGCCACACCAAGTCACACTTGGAGACACAGTGAGAGTAGTCGATTTGGATATGGATATAACTTTATCTGCAAGAATCATAGAAAAGACAACTTCTTTTAGTGATCCGTCTAAAAACAAGGTTGTACTTGGTGATTATATCGAATTGGAAAACGTCACACCGCTGGCTATTTGGGAACTCCAAGCGCAAATTGAAGAAGCTAAAAAACAAATAGAAGAAACGAAGACGTGGAAAGTAGAATTATTTAGCACTAGTGGTTCTACTTTTAAAAATAATGTCGGCACTACACAACTTATTGCAAGAGTTTATGATGGAAAAACAAACATAACGAATAGTATTGAGCGTGGTGATTTTATTTGGGAGAAGATAAACAATGACGGTACACACGACTTAGTCTGGGAAGACGCACAGATAGGCGTAGGTAATGTTGTTAATATCTCTGGAGAAGACGTTTTTATCAATGCAACTATTAGATGCTCGGTTAATCAAGGAAGTGAAGCTAGTATTCTTATGATTAATGAAGGGCAAGGTTACCTGTTTGCAGAACTACCACGTGAATTTCCCGCGGGGGTAGAAGTGAATTTATCGGTTATGCAATGTGCGCAAATCGATGTGCAAAATGGCTATATTTACTGGTCACAAGAATATTACGGAAGTAAAAAAAGTAAAGTCGGTGGGCAACAATCTTATAACATTTATAGAACTACACTCGATGGTACTTTTGTCGATATGATGTGGGTTCTCGGTGGAGGACATGGAACAATGTTTGGTGTGGACACTTCGTCCGGTGAAGCATATATCTGGTCTTATTATGTAACACCATTGCCACAGGCAGAGAAGGCGATAGCAATGTTTAAATATGTCCCTTTTAAAGAACAGTTTTATGATGACTCAATGGCATTTAAACTTGAAGCGCCTGACGGATTCCGCGTGACATACGACCAAACAAGCGACTACGTAGTTATGAGTCCAGGAGTTTCAAATTTAACAATTAATGTTTGTAAAAAGTCTGATTTATTTGCCGGGAGAATAGCCCCTCTGTATACATTTCGGACAAAAGATTGCGGATTTACAACTACTTTATATACATTGCAAGGAATGCATGTAATGTTTCCATATGCGTATTTGTCAGCAGGAGGGAGTTTTACAGGCACTGATAAAAACCAACTTTGGTGCTGGGATATGGTAAGCAATAGTTTAGTTTATCATCATGTTTTTCAACAAAAATACTATCCTGCACAGGGCTCAACTAACGAGTGCGAAGGGGCTTATCCATTTCTTGATGCAAATGGAAAGAGAATGATGCAATTGAATTTAGGGCAAGGTGATGGAGGTAAAAGATATAACCGAATTTATGTTATGCCCGAAGAAAGGATGATGGATGATGACAATTAGAGCAGCAGCGGAAATAACATTGACAGATATTAATGATGCAATAGTAGCTGGTGAAGCGCCGTTAAATCCAACAATGGATTTGTTATGGATGGATAGTAGTGCTTTACCTAATGTGCTACGAAGATGGGATGGAGAAAAATGGGTCAGTCAAACATTGAATATCAAAGAGGCTGACCCGGAAACTAGTCAAAAAATAGATGAAGCGATAACGACTGCTAATAACGCATTAGTAGAATCAAGTGCTAATCATAAACCAGTCTTTGATAAAACACAGCCAAGTAATCCGCTAAAAGGAGATACTTGGTTTAAAATAGATGAAAATACTAAAACAATCGTCGGGGTATACACATGGAACGGAAATAGTTGGGAAGAATTGCCCTTAGATTATAATGCTCTAAGAATAGGCAAACTTTCAGCTATTACGGCAGAACTTGGAGACGTCAAAAGTGGCAGTATCACAGGTACTGAATTTATTCATAACATAAACTACAAAGATAGTGATGATAACCTGTATACAGGCATTGTGAAAATGAACGATGACGGATTTAATTCAACTTCCTATTTGCCTACAGGTATCGGCTCAACAGTTTTAGAGAGCATCACAAGCACGTTGGGAGGATACAAAGTAGCTCAAAAACTAATTGATGTAAATGGAGAGAGCAGTTTAGGAAGCTCTATTTTGACCGGAAAATCGCTACAGTTTAATGAGAACGGAAATATAAAGCTATCCATTGACGCAGATTCGTTTTATACAACACCATGGCAAGATTTAATATTAAACTCTGGATATTCAACAGCGGAAGGGAATACTCCTCAATTTAGAATTATTTGCATCTTTGGTATCAGAATTGCCTTTTTCAGGGGGCAAGTGCAA